GGTCCGTTTGGAGTTGAAACAACTAACGCATATTCTAATATAGAAAATACTCAAAAGGATCGAGAATGGTTAAGATATATTCCTACTACTACGGGAGATTGGCAAGATGTTAGTTATTCAGTTATTGTTGATGGAGATTTTGATTTAACTCAACCATCTTGGTTGGTAGTTTATGGTCATAAAGGACCAGAAGGAATGTTATGGGTAGAGAATGTAGAAATTAAAATAACTGTTGATAATCAACAAATATCTGTTGTTCCTGTATTTGGAGATTTTGTAGCAGAAATTGATGGTTGGATTGATAGAAATACTTTAACAGTTAAGGGTGGATATAATAGTGTTGCTGAAAGTTTAGGACACATTTCCGATAATAGTGATAATATTCGGTCATATAGTACATTTGATGAATTTTCTGTAGAATATACTTCGTCTGTTTATAGTGCAGAACCTATACTTGGATCGTTAAGAGGAGAGATTGCTAATGTTAATGATGATACTATTACTCTTGTTAATTCTTTTAATGAAATCGCTACGGAGGCTGGACATGATTTAGAAAATTATCCACTTGAAGCATTACAGTCAGATGATGGACTTCTCGCTTTCAATAAATGGTTCATTCAATATCCAACTGATAGTACTGAAAATTTAGGTAAATTATTAAAATTGGGTCCAAATAAATATGATGTAATAACTAATTTTAAAATTGATACTCAAACATACCCTGAATATCCGCACTCACTTGTGTATAAATTATATGAACCATTACCAGATGATATAGTTAATCATGATTTTGTTACCGTAGTTAGGGAAATGATTCCACCGATAGAAGAAACTTGTACTTTAATTCCATTTGTAGATGAATGGGTTAGTGATGTAGTTTTGAGAACTCCAGAATTTCAAAGTGTTACGAGTCCGATAGGAACTGGTCAAACAGAATTCAAGAATTATACTGAACTGGCAACTTCAAATTCTGATATTAAGAATAAATTAGAAGATGAAGTAATAAGTGGCAGTTTAAGTGCTGATATCAATGTAGACTTTAATTTATTTGAGAATTTTATACATTTTAGTTCAGCAGAACAACGAGTTAAAAACTTTAAATATAAGTTAGATTTAATAGAACAGTATACAGATAGAAGTGCTTCATTGGCCGGTGCCGGAAGCGGATCTACTGGTACAATAGGAGTAGTTGCTGCACCGGGCAGTGGTTCATATATAACAATATCTGGATCACAATCACTTAATCCACCATTTACTCCAGTAAGTGGTTCATTGACACAAATTCAATCTTGGGAAACGAAACGGAGATTGATGATTAATTCATTTGATAAATTTGAAAAGTATATGTTTAATCAAAGTTCTTCGTATTCGAGTCAATCTATTGGATTATTTCACGATAATGCTTGGCCCAAGAGAGGTGGTTCTGGAAGTTATGCATATCCATATATTCTTACAAGAACTTCACAATCAATATCAACGACTTGGTATGATAACCAAATAATTTCTGCTTCTGCATATGATAGGGCAAATAAAAATAGATTAAAAACTCACTTACCTACATTCGTCCAAGATGATTCACAGAATGATGTCTTTCTAACATTTGTAGATATGATTGGACATCATTTTGATGATATATGGGTATTCATTAAATCTATGACAGATGTTTACGATAGACGTGATAAATTATCAGAAGGGGTTGCAAAAGATTTATTAAAACCAGTAGCACAATCTTTTGGTTGGGAAGTACAAGATGGAAAAGATTTAATATCTATGCAAAGATATATTCTTGGAATGGAATCAACTGGATCTGAAGAGCCGTGGGTTTATTCAGGAACTTCGGATAGAGATATATCGAGAGAAATTTGGAGTCGTATTATAAATAATATGCCTTATTTCTTAAAGACAAAAGGAACTGCACGGGCAATTAAAGGTTTGATAAGTTGTTATGGTATTCCTTCAACTATATTACGAGTTATGGAATATGGGGGACCTAAATTATCAGGTCAAACTCCAGAATTTCTTACAACAAGAAAATTTACCAAGTCATTAAATTTCTTTGGGGCGAGCAATAATACATATGTTAACACTAATACTTGGTTACCAGTAGTTTCTGGAAGTGGATCAACAAGTAGATTACCAGATACCGTAGAATTTAGATTCAAAGCTGCTACAGGATCAAATCAAGTATTGGTAAGACGAGGTGATGATTGGGCAATTAGATTATTAGATAATGGTTCAATTGATAACTATGGTCGTGTATCTTTTGTATTGAGTGGAAGTGAAGGATACATAGAAACAAGTTCGTCTGCTTTCCCCGTTTTTGATGGTGAATTTTATTCCGTAATGTTAACAAGAGCATCAGCTTCTGGTAAGTTTTTATCTGATGATACACCAAGTCAAGATGTAGTTTATAGTTTATATACTAAAAAGTATGACGCTGGTAGAAGTAAGATATTTTTAGAATCTACTGCGACATTGGCAGTAAGTGGTTCTGCGGGGGCAACATCAGAATCATATAATGCATCATGGACGGGAAGTGGTGGACAAATTACAATAGGTGGTCCTCAAGAGAATACATATTTCGGAGAATCATTTAGTGGTTCTATGATGGAATTTAGACTTTGGACAACTCCACTTACAGAATCAGCATTTGACAATCATGTGGCCTCCCCAATGGCATTTGATGGTAATACACCATCTGCATCATATATGGATATGGTTACTCGATATTCTTTTGACGATGACAAAGATTTAAGTGTAGCTGCCAATCAATGGTTTCAAGATGCAAGTGCAGACCAATCATTTACTTCATCCGCCACACCTACAAACTATGCCGGTGGCACATCAGACTATCATTTTTCAGCCGTAGTAGATGAAACAAAGATGAAAATTCCTAATTTGGGACCAAGTATGAAGTCATCTAATAAATTGAGAATTGAAAATGATACTTTATTAGATTTGGCACAATCTGCTAATCCTATATTAAAATTTAAAGAAAGCATAACAATTCCAGCCTATGATAACGCACCAGTAGATTCTAATAAACTTGGTATTTTCTTCTCACCTACGGCTGTTATTGATGAAGATATAATATCTTCACTACCAAATATTGATTTTGACCAATATATTGGAGATCCACGAGACCAATATAAAGAACAATATACAGGATTGACAACTGCAAGAAATTTATATTGGCAAAAATATTCAGGACCAAATAACTTTTGGGATTATTTAAGATTGTTAAAATATTATGATAGTTCATTATATAGACAGATTAGAGATTTAATTCCTGCACGGGCAAATGCAACTGTTGGTATTCTTATTGAACCTACTATACTTGAAAGAGATAAAGTAATTATAGGAAAAAAACCTACTTTTGAAACCGCACATTTTAAGAGTGATATAGATTTATATTATATTTCTGAAAGTGCAAGGTACACACCATTGGATTCAGAGATAAATTGGTCTAATGAATTTGGTATTGGTCCATATCAAGCAACAGGTTCGTATATTTCAGCATCTTCGTATTATATGCCATTGGATTCAGAGATAAATTGGTCTAATGAATTTGGTATTAGTCCATATCAAGCAACGGGTTCATATATTTCAGCATCTTCTGAATATACACCATTAGACTCAGATATAAATTATAGTAATCCATTTAAGGTTAATTTTCATACAAAAGAAACAGGGTCATATATTTCCGCATCAGCTGATTATGTTCCACTTGATTCAAGTTTAAATTATAGTAATCCATTTAAGGTTAATTATTTAACTCAAGAAACGAGTTCATTTATTTCCGCATCTTCTGATTATGTTCCATTAGAAAGTAATATGCAGTATGCAGATACATATAGAGTTAATTCTCATACACAAGAAAGTGGATCATTTATTTCAGCTTCTGCATTATATGATGATATAAATATGATATCAAATATTAATTTGAGGAATCCATATTTACTTGATGGTAGAACTCAAATTACTGGATCTGGTGTATCGATGTCTGCAGATTTTAGTTCATTAAGTGCACCAAGTGAAACTCTTGGAGAAAATGCAAGAGGAACGGGTTCATTTGTATTAAAACATATTTTAGAAAGACCATCATTATATGGTATAGGTGATAGAGATACAAGTGGTTGGTATGGAAATGATTATTATAATTCAACTATACAGGAAGGAAGTCAAAAATTAATTTTTGAAGAAGTGGTAATGCCACGAGTTGAAACTAATGTAACTTCAGAGTTTAATCGTGAGATTCAATATTATTATTCATCTTCATTGAGTTCATCTTTGGGAATTTATTATTCATCAAGTTTTGTAACTACCGATTTAGACAATCGTTGGGATGATACACTTGGAACGGAAAGACTTTTTTATCTTGGGTGTAGTCAAACTGATACAACAACTGTATCTGATAAGGGTGGAAGATATAGAGATAAAACACCAGCCGTAGATGTAACAGTTACTTCACCGACAAGGTTAGTAACTACAGATTCACCATCTACACCATTGGATGTTGCTAGATAAGAATAAATGTTAAAAAACAAAAAAAGATTATATTTATAAGAGAAGAATAATAAGTTATATTATGATCTTATAAAATTATAAAAAATCCGCATATTACATAGGAGAAAAACAAATGGGATATTTAAATAATTCAAACAGAACATTAGACGCTATATTGACAAAAAAAGGTCGTGAAATATTGTCAAGTGGTGGAGATTTTAATGTTACTAAATTTGCATTGGGTGATGATGAGATTGATTACTCGCTATGGGATACTACTCATACAAAGGGTACAGATTTCTATGGTGCAGTAATTGATAATTTACCAGCACTTGAACCTTTCAACGATCCTTCCGAGATTATGAAATATAAACTTGTATCACGGACAGATGGAGTTCAAGCAATGGCAAAGTTAATAGAAAATCCGGGCACACAAACATCTCTTAACAACCTAAAGTGGTACGCCGATGATGTATCAGGAGATGGTGGAACAAGAGTCCGAGTTGGAAACACGGCCTATTATCTTGGTTTGGGAACAACATTTGGTGTTGGTCATGTTAATAATAGTGATCTTACAATAGATTATGTTGGTGGGGATGATTCAATTTTCGAAGAAGGATATAGAAGTGAAATGTTTACACTGACAGTATTGGATACTACTGTGGCAGTATTGGCACCACTATACAAAGCCCTTCCAAATAAAGAGTACCCAGTTATTTCATTGGGTGGTGGTGGTAATCGAAAAAAGAGAAAACCCGGTCGTGGTGCACCCTCAGGTGGTATGCAAGATTCTGATAGAGACAAATGGTTTCCATTTGTAAAGTCAGTACAACATCTTTCACAAACAATAAAAGGATGTTTAGTTTCAGATGGTGGTACATTCACCCACAGTAGAGGTAATAACTTTGCACCTACATTAAATGGGGCAATAGCATTATATCCAAAGAAAATTTCATCTGCATCTTCACCGGCAAAAACTTCTATAATTGTCGCCGGAGAAAGTTCAGGAGCAGTTGTAGAGTTTAATGTTACTATTACACATAGAGCTACAGGTATAAGACCAGCTGACGACGCAACATCTGCATAATAAATAAAAGTAATTTTTATTTATAAAAAGGAGTCCTTATGGGATTTATAAATAACACTTCGTATATACTGAATGCAGTATTAACAAAGAAAGGTAGAGAATATCTTGCAAAAAGTGATGGTAAGTTTAATATTACTAAATTTGCTTTAGCGGACGATGAGATAGATTATACCTTATGGGATCATGCACATCCAAAAGGATCAGATTATTATGGGGCCGTTTTAGAGTCCACTCCTATGTTAGAACCTTGTGTGGATCCAGAAGTTGTGATGAAGTATAAATTAATTACACAACCAGTTGGAACGCGGGCATTACCGTATATAGAAAATATTACACAGGCTATAAACGGTAATAAGTTAAAGTCTATAGTGAATGATGATGGATGGACACTTACAGATATGACATTAAATCCTACAACCGTTGGGGCAAACAATGTTTATTCAGCAGAAAAATATAGTTATTTGGTGTTGAATAATAATGTGATTGATATTAGAATTGGAGCAATAAATCCAACGACTGCTCCTACATTCGATAGTTTACCAGAAACTGGAGCAGTTTATGGTGAAGAAAGTGGTAGAATGAGTAAAAAAGTTGTAAATAAAATTACAACAATTAGGGCAAGGCAGATGACATCTGATAGAGAAACATCAATTATAATAACCGGTCAAATGTCAGGAGCAGTTTATGTTCTTCGGGTTCAAGTTGGATATGAAGATCAAAGGACTTAATAATGGGATTTATAAATAAAGATACTTTAACTGTTGATGCGATACTCACTAAAAAAGGTATAGATTATTTAAGGACTGCAGTATTTGGTCAAAATCAAAATGCTGAACACGTAATTACAAAATTTGCATTATCTGATGATGAAATAGATTATGGTTTGTGGGATACTACACCAAGTGGTTCAAATTTTGTAAAACCATATGGACAGGTGATTGATAACCAACCTTTAACAGAACCAATGGTTACTAATAATGAAAATATGAGGTATTTTTTGTTCAAGGATGGTATAGTTTTTGATACGGCACCAGAACCGGCGGATGTAACACCACCAATTACAAGTTTTAATATGTTTCGAGGCAGAAAAAAAGAATTTAGTTTATTTAGAGGTGGTAGTCCAAAAAGTTTATATCAAGGACGGACAACTGAAAAACAAAAACAAGAACAAAAGCAAACAAGCAAACGAGATACAGGTGAACGACAACAAGGACGCCGTAGAGATGGGAAATAAATATGGGATATTTAGATAAAACAACTATGTCTGTAACTGCACATTTTACTAAAAGGGGACGAGAGATTTTAGCAAACGCACTTTCGGGGGTTACTGATGATTCTTATGTGATTACACAATTTGCACTTGGTGATGATGAAATCGATTATGGTTTATGGGATGAAACACAGGCATCTAATTTGGAGGGTAGAATTATAGAAAATATGCCAGTACTTGAATCATTTGTGAATCAAAAAGAAATTATGAATTCATTTATAATAGACCCCCCAGAAATACCTTTTGGATCTAAAATTTCAAATGTTTTAGATCAGATGATATTGGAGAGTAGAAATGAAATTATTGATATAATTCCATCAACAGAAAATCATGGTGAAACAGAAGAATATGAATTTTTTCTTGAACATGACAATTTATTTGAGATGTATGATCCATTTACTGCTCCAATAACAAATTTTACTATGGGTATCGCAAAAGGTGATGTACCAATGACAGATTTTATTATGAGTGTTGCAGCTCCACCAGAACCTCCACCAACCGCTGATTTTACTGAAATGCACCATCCTTCGGGACTTGCACCTTTAAACGTAGAGTTTACTGATACATCAATAGGTGATAATTTAACATATCTATGGAATTTTGGTGATGGACAGACATCTAATGAACAGAATCCAAATAATGTATATACAAATAGTGGAGAGTATACGGTTACTTTAGTAGTTACTAATAATGTTGGAACTCACACTAAAACCGGTTTGATCACGGCGGTTCAAGAGTCAAGTGGTGGTGGTGAAGATGATGAACCAGTATTATAAATAAAAACGAGGAGTAGAAGATGGCAATATCAGGAAATGTACCTTTAACCGTAGAGTTTAGTGATACATCTACGGGAGATAATTTAACATATTTGTGGGATTTTGGAGATGGTCAAAAATCTACAGAACAAAATCCAAATCATGAATATGCTGCATCAGGACAATACAAAGTTACTTTAACAACTACTAACAATTATGGTTCTGACACTAAAAGTGATATCGTTACTGCAACATCTACTACGGGTGGAGATGGGGACTATAGCGGTGGATATTAATAAGAATTAAATTATATGTTAAGTGCAAAACAAATACC